CAGACCGACGCTCTCTGTCTGGGGTCCCGTCCATCGACCGGGAATCTTTCTCTCTGGGTCTGGTTATCGGGTCTTAAGGCGTATCATGAGTCGACCTCTCGACTCTGAGCAGGCCTCCCTTCTCCTTGCGAAGAAGGGAATGCCAAGTGCTCAGGATTGGAAGGTCCTCTCAGCGCTCGATGAGCACCGTAAGGTGCTGTCGGATCCGACCCCGGAGACCGAGGTGCAGGAACTTGTGGAGGAGGTGCAACGGACAGTCGACGAGATATTCTCTCGTCGATCTGGCTCCGACCTGCCCTTCAGAGTTCCTAGCGCCAGCGGTCATCTGGAGTCCACTCGAGATGACTGGGGTGCCTTAGGGTATCTCAGCGGCTGCCTGCCAGAGATCATGGCGGCAAACGGAGATTTTGACCTTCTTGGTCTGGGTCGACTCTATTCGGAGGATCCGGGTGAACCGGGTCTTGACGGCATCCGTAGGGGTGCCAATCCTCCGCTCTGGGGTCTTCCTCCGGGAGATGTCTATGATTGGGAGTCGTCAGCATCCGAGCTGGCGAAGGTCTTGGGGGGAACCCTGCCTTTGGTCCCGGAACGGGCTTCGGAACTCGCTCAGGCACTATTGGAGTCGTGTTGGGAAACCGACTCCGAATACGGTCCACACCGTTGTCGTGCCGTCGCGATACCTGAAGCTCTTAAGGTCCGTGTCGTTACAGGTGGTCCCGAGAAGCCATACTACATCGCTTCCTACATACAGAAGTTAGTTCATGGGTTGATGAGGAATCATCCCACCTTCCGTTTGATTGGGAAGTCACTCCAGCCGGAGGATGTAGCATGGTGCGTATCGGGTATGCAGGATGGTTGGGTCATGAACAGTGGCGATTACAAGAAAGCCACCGACCTTCTGCATCGGATGCTATCTGTGCGATGTGCTGAACGGATCTCGGAGCGACTGGGATTGGGGCCGAGGAGCCGTGAGATGTTTGTTTCCACGTTGGTAAGTCACTCTCTTTCGTATGAACCATCGAAATTCGGTGGGGAGACGAGAGAGTGGTTTCAACAGCGGAGAGGACAACTCATGGGCTCCCCGACTTCTTTCCCAGTCCTCTGCATTGTGAATGCTGCGATCTCCCGGCGGTCCCTAGAGCTCAGTCTCGGCCGCCGGTTGTCTTTGATCGATACAAGGATGCTGGTTAATGGGGACGACATTCTATTCGCCTGCCCACCGGAAGCGATCTCCGTTTGGAGAGATCTTACGGCTCGGGCAGGGTTGGAGATGAGTGTCGGTAAGAACTTTGTTTCGGACAAGTTCTGCACGGTGAACTCGGAGCTCTATGTAATCCGTAGAGAGCTCGATTTCTTCGCCGTTCCCTATTTCCTCTCGGAGAAGCTTCCTGCTGTCAATTTGGGTCTGCTCTTGGGTCAGAATGTGAAGAAGGGCCACGGCAAGTCTGCCTGGTCCCACGACACTTTCCGATACAAAGATCTGGCTCAAATGGCGCATAAGCTTCTTCAGGGGTTTTCCGGCACGTTTGCCGATCGTCTCTTGACACGGTTCATCCGTTCTTGGGGCGACTCCTTGAAGCGTTTACCTCCGGGATTCTCCTGGTTTATTCCTCAATGCCTTGGCGGCCTAGGACTACCCTGGGTCAGGTCTGGAGAGCCGGATCTGTCGGAGCAACAGCGAAAGGTGGCCACGTTCATGGCTTCACCCTGTAGTGTTGAAGAACATCTTCGACGCAAGGCGTTAGTCCAAGAGAGATTAGGCGTGAAGTCGCTTTGGGAGCACGGATCTAGGCTCCTTTGCGAATCACTTCGGGAGGTGGGTCTGGGGGGTCTCTCGTTCGTTGACAAGGCGAACGGTCGGGACGCGGACTGGATCGGTGCGATCGTGGGCAATCTCTTCCTGAGTGGAGAGATGCCTTCTATCACTGAAACCGACCGGAACGCGCTCCTAGCCAAGGGGTTCTCTCGTCTCTGGAAGTTGGGTACCGCTCACGGTATGTGCCCACTTTCCTGGGACAAGATCCACGGTTATCAAGGGTTAGAGGTGGAGATTGCTCTACCACTACCTCCTCCTGAATGGGGAATACGGGTGGACGCCCTTAGCCATTGAGTTCTGGTTCGACCGCACCAGGGGCGGTAAACTTTCCTGTGCCGAGACATGGGAGTGATTCCATCCACGGGGGTTAGCTGTTGCAGCGCCCACGAGATAGGACATCCGAAATTCTCGGAACCGGAGCTCACCGCGATCTGCG